ATTAGTCCTACTAGGCTCTAAAAGTAAACTAGGACAGCTAGCTGGTGTACCGTTAGTTAAATCGTAGTTTAACCTTCCTATATTAGTACCCATAGTTTCAACTAGTCCAGCTTTGTTTATTCTAGTGGCGTTACCGCTTCTAGTAAAGGTAAAATCGCCGTCGCCGTCTGTAGGTATAGCGCTATATATTTTGCTAGTCTTATATGCTGCTGGTATAAGTGCCAGGCTTGCGTTATCTTTTAAAGCCATTTATAGTAATTTTTACAAATTTACAAAAAATACTATCGTCGTTTGCCTTGACCGCGTCTAGCCTTTTTATAGCCCTTTTGCCCTGGGCTTGCGTTCTTACTATGTTTGCCTGGGCGTTTCTTTTTGCCGTTAGCCCTAAATATAAACTGCGGTAGTTTAGCCATTACTTACTTTTATCTTTTAGTTTTTCGTATGTACGAAGTCCACCTAGCCCTAACATTCCTAGTAGTATTGTTATTAAGTGGTCCATTTGTAAAGCTGGCGGTATTTGTTCTGGGCAAACCCAGGCTATAATATCGCGTAGAATAAAGTTATATAATAAAGCTACACCGCATACCCAGCCTATAAAGGGACGCCAGCCAGCTACAAATATACTTCGGTGCTGGGCTTCTATTTTGTTTACTTCGTTCTGTACTTTTATTAGTTCTAGCGCTTTTGCTGGGTCTATTTCTTTGCCCTTTATAGCTTCGCGTAGGTCTTTAGCAAAACTACCTAAGGCGCTATCGCCGCCGCTATTAAGTCCTAAAAGTTTAGCTAGTAGTGTTTTCATTAGTATACCCAGTTTACATTAGACGTCTTACTGTCATCTATGTCAATATGTACAAAACCTTTGCCAGTTCCTATACGCTTAATTCCTAAAAGCATAGCTATACGTATTATTTCGTAGCGTTGGTTACTGTTTTCTATTCCTATATCTACAGCTAGACCTTTTAAGTGGCTGCTGTTTTCCTTACCGCCTACATAACTATTATGTTCTGGCGTCCTGTAGCCGCTTGTAATAGCTATAGGTTTACCGTAAATAGCGCGTATTTCGTCTAGCAATTCTAGTAGGTCTGGGTGCATATTTACACCACTTCCTGGTTCGTCTGGGCTGTCAAACTCGGCTATAGTAAAGTACTTCATTTGTTTTTAAGTCGTTCGTTTTCTTTTGCCAAAAATTCCACCTTAACGCGTAGGGCGTTTACTTCCGCTGTTAGGTCTAGTATTTGGTTTCTTAGTTCGTCTTTTTCGTCGCTACTTTGCGCCAGTAAAGTTTCTAAATTTCTTACTCTACTTTTTAAGTCGTCCCTATATTGCACACCGTCGCTATTTTGTAGTTCGTCTTTTTTTAGTTCAGTTTTCGTTTTTAGCCTAGCTTCTAAATACTTCCATATACTAGCGCTACCTAAAACGCCTACTATAGTTATTATTATTTGGGTCCAGCTTTCCATATTAGCTACGTTCTAATTTTTCTTTAAAAACTCTTACAGCGTTCCATAGTGCAAATATACCTATAATTACCCAGCCAGTTCTACTTCCTACCAGTAACCCTTCCATATATAAGTTTAATACAGTCATTACAGCAATTAGCGCCGCTATCTGTACGGCTAACAGGCGCATACGTAAAGTGCCATTCCATAAAACAGCCCATAGCTGGAAGCTGCCAGCGCCCATAGCGCCTAGAATAAACAATAAGCTAGGGTTTTGAAATTCAACAAATAGCGCAGCTGGTAGGCAAACAATATGGCAAAGGGCTATGAGTACTTCGTTTGGTTCGCTATCCGAAAACCAAAACAGCTGCAAAAATCTTTTATAGCCTTTCATTACCAACAGTCGTTAAATTCGAAAAACGCTTTTAAAAAGCCGTTTAAAAACTTCTTTACTGCGGCTTTTACTTTGTCGCATATCGGCTGTAGCTTTTGTCTTAAACCCATTATTAAAAACTTAAAACTGTTATTTGGAAGTCTTCTACTCTAGCTGTAGCGCCTGACTTATCTACTTTAACTTGTATTTTAACCCCACTAGTTTTTATAGCGTCGGTTACAAAAAACTGGGTAGTACGGCTGTACCTAACTTCTGTACCGCTACTAGCTATAGTATCGTGCGAAAATTCTACACTTTTACTATTGTCTGGGAAGTACAGGCGGCTATCCATTCTAGTGTTTGCGCTGCCTGTAGTAATATCGTAGTCGTTGCGTACTAGTACTACACTACCAGCTGGTAGTTCGCCTAGGTCTATAGTATTAGTGGCGCTGTCCCAAAGTTCGCCAGTAACATAGCTAGGTTTATGTGTAGTTAGTGTGCCGCTTCCAGCCTTATCGTTTGTTAAGTCCGTCCAGGTGTCAGCTGTTAGGTTAATAGGTGTACCGCTAGTAGCTGCGTCTTCATAAAAAGCAAAACCGCCTAGGGTGTCGTATAAGGCGTTTACACTGGTTTTTATTTCGTTCACGTTAGCAGCAGTTACTTTGTATATTTCTGCTAGTGCGCTAGTGCTGTTGTCGGTTTTATTTGTAAAAGTAATTTTAGCCATATTGCTTTATTTATGTTTGTAGTTCGCTTTGTAGTTCTGCCTGTAGTCCACCTGTAGGCGGTATTTGTTCTATACGGTTACTAAGTTCTATAATAGTCCTAAAGTATGTAAAGTCGTCGCTGTCTTCTGTTAGATAGTTTATACCAGCTACAGTACTAGTAAATACCTTAAAGCCTTCGGCTTCTAAGTCTATATAGTCGTCGCTTCTGGTTCTAACTATTTGCAGTATAGCGTCTGTTATTAAATTACTATCTAGTTCGCCGCCACTATCGCCGCTAAAGCGTGTAATAACTTCTAAGCGCGTTATAGTTTCGGTTATATAACTAGTACGGTTTTGGTCTATTTCGTCGTTAGAAACGCTGTAAATACGTATAAAAGGGTATGTGGCGTTACTAGGTATTCTGTTGTAAATAGGTACTGTAGCGCCGCGTAGGGTTACGTTACCGTTTAGTTTATCCAGTAGGGCTTTACGTACTCTATGTATTACTTCTCGCATTTATATATATTTTTTTAGTTTATCGTCTAGCCTATCCATTAAACCTTTAAGACTTTCGCGTACACTAGGAAAAAAGAAGGGCTGCGGCTGTATGTTTACTTGGCGCTTACCTTCGCCTTTAAATAGTTGCTTTATTTCACTTGTACTAAACCCTAACGCTTGCGCGTCTTTAGCATCTATATACCTACCAGTCCCAAACTCTTGGTAAGGCGCGTACTTTTTGTTATACCCTACTTCTGCGGTGTTACCTTTTTTAGCCATATATACAGACTGTTTTAGTTTTCCTTTGTCTACTGGCACACGTTTAGTACTACGCTTTACTATGTCGCTAGCAGTTTTGCCCACCTCGTTACTAAGTTCCTGGCGCGAAAACCTTTTAAGCTGCTTTAGCTTTTTGTCTAATATAGCTAGGTCTTGTGGGTTTATTTTAGCGTTCATTAGTCTATTTTGGTAGCGGTTAGCGTAGTATAAAAGTCCTGTTCGTGTTCTAATATACTGTTAATTCTGTACTTAGGTCCAGCGCCTTCTATTTGTAGTAGGTCTTGGTCTTGTATTTCGTCTACTGTTTTTTTACGCATTACTAGCTCTATTCCTACAAAGTGCTGGCGCTGTCCGTTTTCGCTTTTTATATTACCGTCTTTATACGTTAAACTAGCCCAGTAGGTAGCTACAGTAGTTTCGGTAGAAGTAAAGCCGCCAAACTCGTCCTGGCTTTTAGTTAGCCTTACTACGGCTATTTGTGTATCTAGTTTTCCAGCGTCCATTATACAAACATAGTTTTATAGCTATTTAAAAGCGCCTTAGTTTCTGTTGGTACGTTTTGTACTATAGTTCCTGTTTTAAAGTCTGCGCGGTTATCGTATAGCGTGCTTACAAACTGTAGTAGTGCGTTCTTTATAAGGTCGTCGCTTAACCCAGAAGTTACGTAAGTTATTTTAACGTCTTTAGCGCTTCCGCCGTCTAGTTCTATTAGTTCGTTATCCAGTCCCTTTACGGTGTAGTCGGCAGTATTACCTTCACTAGTTACGCTAGATATTTCGCTAACTGGACCAAAGGGTATGTTTATTAGTTCGCTGGTTTCACTTAGGTAGTACGTTCTATTCTTAGCTACTATATCGCGGCTTATATAATTTTCGCAAAAGATACGCGCCTGGGTTATCATTCTACTGATTAAACTATCGTCGGCGCTAGTGTCTATTCTTACGTAGTTTTTAACGTCGCTAGTAGTTATTATTTCGTTGCCTGTAGTGCTGTTAATTTTTATTTGACGCATCTTTGAATAATTTGTGTAAAAATACGAAAAAAAAAGCGCCACTTTTTACAGTAGCGCTTTCTTATGAAACAAATGATAAAAACAGAAATCTTAAATGATTGAAGCAAAGTTATTAAAATTATCTTTATACTTACCCTGTATTGATAACCTTACGCTCCTTTGTTGATAATTAGGTATAATAAAAAAACCGTCGTATACAGTAAAATAAATAGCAAAGTAGTCTACTTCTTCTTTAGTGTAAAAGTCAGTACTGCGCCTTAGTACTAGGTGTATAGTATTACCGTTGAATTTACGTTCAGCGCTTACGTTCTTTACTTGTATTTTATATAACTTTAAATCACGTTCTATAATACAGTCGTAGGGACTACTGTCTAGTAAAGGCATCGAAACGTTAAAACCGTTTTCTATAGCCCTAGTGCAAAATTTATATTCGGCTAGACAGCCTAACTGGTTATGGTTCACTTTGTTTATAGTTGCTTTGACTAAGCTACAAAAAAAAACCGCTCAAAATAGAACGGCTTTTTAACAATCAAAATAACTATGAATAAATCTATACTTATTTAACGCCAGTATAGCGGCGCATTATTTTACCAGCTTCTGTTAGCTTTTGTATTACCAGTATTTTCTGGGTTACTGGTAAGCTGTTAAAGCTGTCCTGGTCTACCAGGTTTTTAAATTCGTGTAGTATACTATTTTTTCTCATAACTTAAAACGCTTAAACCTAAAATAAACATAAAAATAAGACCTATAAAGTCGTCGTATATAGCTAGATCGCGCAGTCCTAGCGCTAATAAACCCCAGCCTAGTATTGGTTTTATATACTTCATAGCCCTACCCATTTGTCAGCGTGCGCGCATAGTTGGCAAAACGTGCATACTAGTCCAAAAGCAGCTACGTATATTATTGTATCGAATATAAAGTTTTCTATTTTACGTTTCATAATGTTATAATTTGTTCGGCTAAACTACAAACTAATTTTAAACTATACAAATAAATCTTAAACTTTATTTAGGTGTATAAAAAAACCCCAGCGATTAGCCAGGGTTTTGTTTAGTGTATAGCGTTATACTACTAGGCAGTTTCTAGGGCTGCTTTGTCTACGCTAAAGTCGCCAGTTACAAAGGCGTTAGGTAGATAGTTAGTAAGCGCTACTCTTTCTTGTACTCTTACAGTTACAAAACCGTCGCGTACGTTAGTGCCGTCTTCTTTAAAGAATTCTACACCTACGTTGTCACGTACCCATAACTGCGTACCCATTCCGAAGTTACCTACTAAATACTTATCAGAAGTAATAGCTGTATTCAAAATAACTGGTACACCGTTAATACGTGGCTGTAGCCCTTGGTTCCAATCTTTTACTAGGTATTCGTTTTGCGAAGACTTTAGTAATAAAATTTTGTGGAAGTCAGTAGGGTTAATCATAATGTAGTCAGCAGCGTAATTCGCTAGTGCTAATTGGTTTAACGCTACAGTAAGTACGTCAAATTCGTTAGCGCTTTCAATAGCGTTAGCAAAACCACCAGCAGCAAAAGCTGTAGCATCAGAAATAATACCGCTTAGCTGTGGCGCTACGCCTGTACCATTTAAAATCTGGTTGTCTTCTACTTCTAATAGTTTTTCTGGCGCACGTGCAGAAAGGTAGCTAGTAAGCTGTGGCGTATCGTTTAGCATCTCTTCCGAAATTCTAAAGTATGTACCAATTTTCTGTACGTTAGCATCAGACGCTGTAAAGTCAAAGTCAGACTGTCCTAGTGTAGAACCTTCAGAAGTTGCAGCAGCACCGTTAGAGTAACCGCTTTCTTTTACGAAGCGTACTACGTCAGACGCAGTAGAACCTTGCGCGATTAGCTGGCGCATATGAACCAAACGTGTAGGGTCATATTTGTAGCCAGGTACGCGGTCAGCTGGGATTACTTCGCCTGTAAAGTCAGCGCCTGTAGTCATATCCGCTTTCACTTCGAAACGTGCGGCTTTAGTCATTCCGTTACGCATAGCGTCAATAGCGCCGCCTTCGATAGCTTCCATTAAAGCGCCTTTGAAAGTAGCTTTTTTGCCAGCTTCAAAGTTCTTTTTATTAGATACTTCTAACGCGTCAAAACGTTCGTTAAATTTATTAGTCAAGTTAGAAATTTCAGACTTTAACATTTCGTCTGCTTTTCCGTTGGCGCTTTCAATCGCCTGTCCGGATGCCTTTTCCAATTTAGCGTCGATTACGTCGCCTAACTGGTCTAGGTGTTTTTTAGTGTTTTCTTCCATTATTGAAAAAAGTAAAAAGTTAATTATTTAATTTATTTAGTAAATACTCAAAAACCGCCTGGCTATTGTCTACTGGCTGCGTGTCGTTAGACGGCGCAGTAGCTTTAGAAAATAAACCTTTCAGTTTTAGTAGTTCGGCTTCGATACAGTACCCCATTTCGTCGCTTATATCGCCTTTGCGTACAAGTTTAGCTAGTGCATCGTATCTTTTTAAAATGTTTTCCTGGGCTTTTTCGCCTTTAACGTCTAGTATTTTAGCTTGGTCGTTAGCCGCTAGTGTTACGGCGCTTACTTCGTATAGCTTTACTTCCGTTATTTCGCGGTAGTCCATTTTATTTTCTTTTTGCATTGGTAGAATACCTACGCTGTTTTCAGTAATTACGCCAGCTTTCATTAGTTCGATAACGTCGTTCCCTAGTGTAGTCTTGGCTATTTCAGCTGTAAACATTAAACCTTTGTCGTCTTCTACTAGTTCTACCATTTTACCTAGTGGCTGCGCCATATTGTGCTGGTATAAGTATTTAACGCGGTGTCCATTTTCTTTAATAGTCTTCGCGTATGCACCAGGGCGTATAATATCGCTGTCGCTATCTTTATTATTAAAGTAGCTAGCGTACCCTTTTACAATACCTTTTTTTTCGTCAGCGTCTACTAGTTCGCCTAGTGGCGCGCTTTTAAATAAAATACTCATATTAGAATAATTTGTACAAATTTACGGTTTTTTTATTAGTGTTACTTCGCCG